ACTTCAGGAAATGGTGGTGGTATTACAGGTGTTGGTATTATACCAAGTATTGTTGCGGGAACTCAAGGTTCAGCAACTGTTATTGACGGATATGGTGGTTATGGTATGAATAATTTAGTTAATGATTCTAGTAATACAAATCCGATGTTTTTTACAGGAGGTTCAGGTGGTGGTGCTTCAGGAACAACTGCGGGTAGAGCCGGTGGACGAGGTGGTGATGGTGCTTACGGTTCAGGTGGTGCTGGCGGTGGTGGTGGATACAACGGTAACGGTGGTCTAGGTGGAAAAGGTGGTGATGGTGTTGTTATAATTACTTGTTGGTAGTTGACATATCAACTTACAAAATCTATTATTAAGTATGGAAAATTATATTGGAAAAATTATAAACGGTAGTTGTATTGATGTTATGTCAGAGATGCCAATAAACTCGGTTGATTTGATTGTTACATCACCCCCATACGGAGTAGGTATCGCTTATGATGTCCACGATGACGATATGTATATTGAAGAATATTTGAAATTCACAAAGGAGTGGTTAACTCAGGCATATCAAATATTAAAGGATGATGGTAGGATTGCTATCAACATACCTTATGAGATAAACAGACAAGACAAAGGTGGTAGAATTTTCTTTTGTTCTGAAGTTTATCAGGTTATGAAAAGAATTGGTTTTAAGTTCTTTGGTATTGTTGACTTGGAAGAAGATTCGCCACATAGAAGTAAAACAACGGCTTGGGGTAGTTGGATGTCCCCTTCAAGTCCTTACATATATAATCCAAAGGAGTGTGTTATATTAGCATACAAACACAAACATATTAAAACAGTTAAGGGTGAACCACAATGGAAAGGTGTCCCGACAGAGATTGAACAAGAAGATGGAACAGTTAAGAAAAAAGTTGTCTATGATGAGACGGATAAGAAAGAGTTTATGGAATTGGTTTTTGGACAATGGAAGTATTTTGCAGATACTAAATCGTTAACTAAAGCAACTTTTTCAATGGATATTCCAACGAAAGCAATCAAAATATTATCATATAAAAATGATGTTGTATTAGACCCATTTGCGGGTTCAGGAACAAGTTTAGTGGCGGCTGAGATATTAGATAGAAGATGGGTTGGTATTGAATTATCGCCTAATTACACCGAAATTGCTAAAAACCGAGTCCAAGCCTTTGTGGAACAAAAAAAACAATCACAATTAGAATTTGAAAACCCTCAATAAAAATTGGGGGTTTTTCATTTTTTAGGGTATTTATTAATAAAAATATAAATATGAAGAATACTTTTATTTCTGAAAATAATTTTAAAAAACAAGTCACTCAAATTTATTGGGAAGAAACGTTATCTATATTGGATGAAAAATGGAGTAAATTTGATAAAGTTGATAAGTTGTTAGTACTTGAAACTTTGAAAACTATTTACCCCGAAAAATCTAATTTAATTAATGAATCAAAATGGTATAATACGTTAGGTGATATTGCAGGTATATTTGACCCAACAGGTGTTATTGATTTACTTAATGGGTTCAGTTATTGGAAACAAGATGAAAAATTTTACGCAATATTATCGTGGATATCGGTTATACCTGGATTAGGTGATTTAATAGCCAAACCTGTTGTTGGTCTTATGAAAATGGGTGGTGAATCTGTTAGATTATTTAAGGCGGCAACTGTCGCTAATGACGCGGCTAAATTAGGTAAAGCTGCTAAAGAGGCTGGTGGTCCTATTAAGGAATTTGTTAGAACATCACCAACTTGGGGTAGTAAATTACTTGATATTATGAGAGCGTCAGCAGGTAAAATACCTTACATAGGGCCTAGATTTCTTAGATTACTTGAAGAGTATGTAGAACTTTTTACTAAAGGTAGTAAAGAAATGGGTGCGAGTGAAAAATTATTTGCTAAAACTGCGGGTAAAGCGTTATCTGAAGTTGAGAAAGAAACATTATTAAAACAACTTGCGAAAGAGGCTGAGTTCAAAGGATTTACTAATTATGGTACAGGTAAAAATTCTTGGTTAAGTTTTTGGAAATCTGATGCGAGTGCTTGGAAAAAAATAAATGCTGGATTTCCGAGACTATTTGGTGGTAATCCCGCAACTAGGTCATTAATGAAAAGAACTAAATGGTATGCGGGCTTATTGGACAATTTAGGTATTGTTGATTTTGAACAACCTGAAGAGATTGTTAATAGAATTCCAAATTTAGACCAAAAAATTGAGGAATACAATCAAACACCTGAAGCGTTGGATAACTTTATGTCAGACTTTGGTGGTGTTAATCCTAGTAATATAAATATGGATGGTGAAAATAGTTTAGTTCCTGACAAAATTAAAGGTGTTGACCCTTTATCAATGATATTAAATTCGTTAATACCGGTATGAGAAAAATAAATATTAATGAGTCGGGTATCAGAAATATCCGACAATTATCTAATCGTTATAAAAAAGCAAAAATTTATTTTCACCAAGATTTGGATGGTGTAACTACCGCAATTGCTATGAAACAATATCTTGAAAATCAAGGTATCAAGGTGATTGACGCTGAAGTAATTCAATATGGTGATAAAGAATGGAGTATTAAAAAACCTGAAGGTAGTGGTGACGTTATGCCTGTCTTAGTTGACTTTGCTCACGGTAAACCAATGTTTGTTATTCATACAGACCACCACGATACACAAGCGGGTGTTGAAGCCGGAACGTCAACTAACTTTAGAGCGTCAAGGTCAAATGTTGAAACTATATCACAAGTAGTATCACCTAAAGAATTATTTCCAAATGATGATTTACTATTGATATCAACGGTTGACTCCGCAAACTTCTTACAACACGATATAAGTGTTGATGAGGTTATCAATTATTTATTTAGAATGGATAAAGATAAATCATTATCACGTAATAAAATGATGATGGGTCTTGTTTGTAATAAATTGTTATTGGCGTTCAAAAACAAACCTCATTTCCTTGAAGATTTGGTAATGGATTCACAACCGTCGTTACTTAGTATTTTAAATAATATTAAATCTATTATGAAGGATAAGGGTTATGCTTCACCTGAGACATTACAATCAAACAGAGACACTTATATTAAGTCAATGGAGAACCACCCCAATGTTAAAGTTGTTGATGGTATTATCGTTCAGTATGGTGGTGGTAATATGATGAAACCAGGTTCTTATGATAGATATACCCCATTCAAAAATAATCCTGATGCTGACTTTATAGTTATTGCTTGGCCGTTAGGATTGGTTCAGGCATCTTGTAATCCATTTAAAAAAGACCGTTCATTGAAAGGTGTTAACTTAGGTGAAATTAAAGATGAGGTGTTATCTAAATGGGAAGGACAATTGAAATCAAAAGACATACCATTATCATCAATTAAATGGATTTCAGAAACAAGTGTTGGGGAAGAATCTGTTGGTTTTACATTTAAAGACTTTGTAGCAATCTACGGTGAGAAATTTAAAGGATTGGAACGTGGTAAAGAGTATTTAAAAATAATTGGTGATATTATGACAAAACCTTTTGATAGTTTATCAGAGAAACAAAAGGCGTTGTTAGATAGTATTTCTGTTAATGCTTGGGATTTAATAAAATCTAACAGTGGTGGACATAAGTGTATTACTAATATTTCAGGTCTAAATTATTTAGGTAGAAATACAAGACCCGCACAAAAAACAGGTTCGTATCGTAAAGAACCTGGTGATGATTCCCCGTATGTGAAGTTCACTAAAATGATACAAAATGAATTTGTAAGATTATTACAAGAAAAGATTAGAAACGAACAATAAGAAAATAAGGAGGTGATTAAAAATTAATTTGGTCACCTTCTTTTATTTTTAATTCTTTACAAACACCCCCATTTATTTCTAAAATCATGTCACCATATCCAGAATAATTAGGACAGTCATTACCTTTACAAGGTTTACAGTTATGATGGATTTTTGTTATAGTGTTTTCGTCAATAAAAATGATATCTAATGGGATTACACAATTTTTCATCCAAAAATAATGGTCATCTTTATCCATTAAAAATAACATCCCTTGATTGTTTGAGGTGAATGTTTTATTCATCATCCCATTTGACTTATCTTTGGAAGTTATCATTGTTTTTACAACAAATTTGTGACCATTTATAGAAATTCTCATATTTATAAATATGTAGTAATTGGAGATTTTATTGAACTCTAATAACAAAGTAATTTGTTTTAATTTTTATTTGTATGAAAATAGTAATAACCGAACACCAATTTAATATCATATCAGAACAAGAAAAACCTGATTATTTGATTGATAGACAATCTAACGCGATTTTGAACGCAGTTGGTATTAGACCTGACAAACAGTACAAGTTAGTTGATAGTATGATTAATGATGCTAGAAACCTAAAAAGGTCTAATCAACCATTACATTATAAAATGGCGATTAAGTTTTTATTGATGGATAAATCACCTTTGACCACTGAAGATTTATCATCTAAAAACATTGATACATTACAAGACGTTTTATGTAACAAATCAAAGTTACAGAAAACGTGTGATACTAATAAATGGATTGGTCAGAATAGAGAAAAAATACCAAACAAAAATCAATTGTTATATGAAGATTTTACTGTTAACTATCCTAAATCACCTAGTTATAAAAAAACAAGTTATACTTATACCGACCAACCAATGGGAGTTCAAGAATTAATGTTAACAATAGGTAACTCAACAGTTAGGTCATCAGGTAGTAATTGGGTGATAACTGATGAGTACGATTTTAAAAATATTGGTGAACAAAAAAAATATCTTAAAACTAATAGTTTATTTGGTATTATTAAAAATGAGTTTAAAGGTCTGTGGAAAGTTTTTAAATCCTTGGTTAGATTAAGAACTCCGGCTGAAGGGTTTGAAGAAATGTTGTCTCAACATCATAATATGGGTTATAATGGGTTTAAAACTAGATTAGTGATTCCTGTTGGTAATTGTCCATGTAAGACAAAATAACTATTTAGTTAATCTTTTTAGTATTAGTGCTAACTGACTAGGTTCAACAGTTTCATCATATTCAAATTCGTGATAAAATAAGTATGGTGTACATTCAAATTCGTGAACTATGTTATCGTTTATTTTGAATGGTCCGAATTGAGTTGCAACAACATTAGTTGTGTCAAATTGCATCCATTGACTTATAATAACTTTATTACCCTTTCTTTCAATGTTGAACGGGTTGATTGCATATGATAATCTCCAATCTTCACATTGTCTCATACCAACACGTCTTTTTTCACCGTCTCTTAATGTTTTTAATTCATTAATAACCACTGGTGATGTTCTAATATAATCACTTTCAACAAACAAGGTGTCACCGTCCCCAAAACAATAATGACTCAAAGCGGTTGATGCTTCAGGAACAATTACTGCTCCGACAACTATCATACCTAAAACTATAATTTTTTTAATGTTAAAAATTACTAAACCAATAACTACTCCGATAACTACCTTTTTCATATGTTTTATTTTTAGGTAAAATTAATCAATATATTGACAAGTCAAAATGTTTTTTGAAGATTTTTATATTACTCATTTATTTTATTATATTTGTCCTTATGAAAAATAATGTTAACATAGTAAACCGAAAGGTTAAGTTTGAATATCATTTCGTTGAAACATTTATTGTTGGATTAAAACTTCAGGGTTCTGAGGTTAAGGCGATATCTAATAGTATGGTATCTATGGTGGACACATTCTGTTATTTTAAAAATGGTGAGTTGTTTGTTAAAGGAATGAACATTACCAGTAATAATGTTGCTTACAGTCACGAACCAAGTCGGGAACGTAAAATATTAATGAAGAAGAAAGAACTCCGTAAGTTGGAGAAAGAGTTAATCAATGGACTTACAATTGTTCCTTATAGAGTTTTTCGTAATGAAAAGGGATTAATCAAGATGGAAATAGTGTTGGCGAAAGGTAAAAAACTTTGGGATAAAAGAGAAACTATAAAAGAACGAGATTTGAATCGTGAATTGAAAAATTATTAATATATTTGATAAAAATAAACGTTATGTTAGTTACAAGGACCAAGAGTATTAGAACATCATCATCACAACCTGACTCATTATCAAATTTCATAAATGAATTTTTGTTAACGGTTGAAACAGAATCTGGATTTGAAATAGTTGACATTAAACACTCAAGTTCGGCTTACGGGACAAATGGTAATGTGGGGGGATTTATGGCAGCATTAATAATTTATAAAATTGAATTAATATGAAAACAATTGAAATAACACAACAAGAGATATTAATGGCTACAAGACCAAACGTATATCGTAATAAGAAAAAATATTACAGAAAAAGTAAGCACAAGAATTCGGAATTTTAGTATATTTGTTGGACATTTAAAATTTACAATATGGTTATTAATAGTTTTCACACGGTTAAAATAGAACACGAAAAATTTGGGGTTGTGTTAAATGAAACATTCATTGATGCGACACAGTTCAAATTATTCCTAAGAGCAATTCACGGATGTTTGGTGACTAAAGAAGATTTAACCTTCTTCAACGGAAGTGATTTCTTAGTTCACGTTCCTTATAAACATTTGGTTGATTCAATTATCAATACAGGTAAGAATGAGTATACCTCATCTGAACACGTTAAAAGTAAAATTGAAGCGTTAGTTACAAAATGATTAGATTAGTTCTCATATTATTGGTGACGTTGGGGGTGAGTTCTTGTTATAAAGAAAACCCCCAACCAAAAGACCCGAAACCTGTTATTACATATCCACATACTAGTGATACGACGATACAGACTATACCTACGTTAGTCGGAACCACTTGGGTAATGACAGGTATTAGAATTGGTGGGATAGGTAATCCGTCAACCATTGGAGACACTCTCAAATTCGTAACCAATAAAATATATTATTATATTAATGATACTACAAGTTATTCGTTATACTATACAGGTGGAGGTTTTAATTTAACTATGAATGGAACACCTTGGGGTAATTTGAGTGGAACAATCTATGAATATAATTTAAAGAATGGTGATATTCAGGGGTTAAAGTTCGTTGATATTACAGTTGGGTCAAGTAATCAAACAAATTATTTTATTTGGATGAAGAAAATCTAATTGATTTAATAAAATAGAATGTGTATAGTTGTTAACAAATAAAAAGTATAAGTTATGAAATGAAATGGTTTGATTTAAGTAGTAATGGTTGGTTGGTACTAGCCTCTACAATAGTTTACATCAGTGTACTCACTATGATATTTGAATATGTTATCAGTCGAGAGTGTCCGGTGTTCTTACAAATGATTACAGTGTTTTTTGGGTTATTTTACACTGTGTTCCAATTAAAAACAATAGCCAAATATGTTATAAATTTATTTAATTTAAAAGAAGAAAAAGAATGATTACAATTATTTTATTAGTGTTAGGGTTGATTGTTGCTGGTGTGATGATTTTTAAAGGTATCTCAAATGATGATACTGTGAGTTTAAGAAACGGGATTATCGTTGGTGTATTGGGGATTATTATCTCACTTGTCCAACCATTCTCAACAGAAAGAGTTGATACCGGTAATGTTGGTATTAAAGTGATGTTGACGGGTGATAAACGTGGTGTATCTAAATATGAATATAAAACAGGTTGGGTTATATATAACACTTGGACTGAGACTATGTATGAATTTCCTGTGTTCCAACAACACATTGAGTATGATGACCAAGTAGTAATAACTAAGGGTGGATTTACCACAACTATTAAACCTACATTTAACTACTCATTAAAATCAAATTCAGTTGGGGATATGTTCCAAAACTTGAGACTACCAATTAAAGAGGTTGAACAAGGATGGTTGAAAAACGCAATCGTTGGTGCGGTAAATGACGTGGCGAATACTTGGTCTGTTGATAGTATCTTTAACCACCGTGAAAGTTTTGAATCTAACATCATAGTTGAGTGTAATAAACGATTAACTAAATGGTTTGACGTATCTCAGTTAAGAACTAACATTACACCTCCTGAGGCTTTACAAGAATCAATTATCGCTAAAACAAGGGCTATCCAACAAGCTGAAGCGTCTAAACAACAGGCAATTGCTGCACAAGCAGATGGTCAACGTAAAATCGCGGTTGCAAAGGCTGACTCCGCAGAAACTGTCATCAACGCATCCGCTAAGGCAAGAGCGATGGATTTAACACAACAAAAATTAACACCGTTGTACGTTGAATATAAGAAAATTGAGAAATGGAATGGTGAATTACCTTCAACAGTTGCGGGTGGAACAGGAACATTTTTGAATATTAAATAATAAAATGTTCCCAACACCTGACAATGTTAAACGAACTTTTAGTATATTTGTATAAAAACAGATAGATATGAGTTCAGAGACAATGGCATCGTTAACATTAATAGGGGCAGGTGGATACTTAATATTTAAATTTTGGAAGACACTTTTAAAATTGGTTATAGGTTTAATATGTTTTTGTATAGTATATACCTACCTTTCATTAAAGAAGTATTTTGAAGGACCTGAAAAGAACCCACAAAAAATTGAACAGGTAGTTGAGGAAACCGTTAAGGAATCAACACCTAAGTTCTAAATATGACGTTTCCTTGTGTCGTATAACAAGGTGGTGGATGTGCCTTTACGGCCCCAAAGGGAGATTTCGGTCTCCCTTTTTTATTTTAATAAGTATTTATTGTAAAATGTAATTATGAGTAAATTATTTATAACTGAGAAACAATTAGAAGAAATTGTGAATAGGATTAAAGAATCATCAGATGATGATTTGAACGAAGGATTTTTAGGTGATTTGGGTAGTGATATAGCATCATTTAAGTTTGGAAATATTGGTGCCGGTATTAAAGGTATGTTTAGTGGTGAAGGTTATAAGTTGGCGAGACAAATTAATGTTATTAAAAATTCTGTTGCAAAACTTGATAGGATGAGAAATAAATTAAGTGATGTAATGACTCATCTTAGACACGTTCATGTTGATTTAACAGAATTAAAAACTACTGACCCATATGTTAATAGAATGGCGGGAAATTTGGAATCAGTAATCCAACATTATAGTGCAATGAGGATTTCGGCTGATAATTTATCACACGGAGTTGAAAGTTACTTAAAACAACAAGAACAACAAAAACAACAAAAACAACAAAAACAACAACCACAGACACCATAATCTATTAATCTATTTGACTATACAAAACCTTTATTCTATTTTTGAGTAAAGGTTTTTTTTATGGAACAAACTCAATTAAAAAGAAATCCGGTGTTTGTGGACCACCGAGGTACATTCGCTCCACTATCGTTACAATCTTATGGTAAAGATTGGTTACAGAGTAATATTAGTTTTAACCCTCAAAACTGTACTCTAAGAGGTTTACACTTCCAAGTTGGGGAGAAAGCTCAGGCTAAGTTAATTAAGGTAATCACGGGAAGTATAATTGATTTCGTTGTGGATATTCGTGAAGACTCTCCTGAGTATATGAACTTGTTTCATTATATTATGTTTCCTGGTGATGAATTGTTAGTTCCAAGAGGGTTTGCTCACGGGTTTATTACAACATCAGATAATACAACTGTTCAGTATTTGGTTGATAATGACTATTCACCTGAGTCTGAGGGTTCAATATATTGGAAAGAGGTTGATGGGTTATACAATATTCTAAATTCCTATTACCCACTGATTGATTTGACAGATGACATTGTAGTAATGTCAGATAAAGATTATATAACTAAAAATTTTGTTAGAAATGAAAAGTGATGTTGAATTAAAAGTTCAGTTAGACGAACTGTTAGATAAAAATGTATTTGGGACTGTTAATAATGAAGAGTTCAAAAGTATTTTAGTACATATACTTGATGAACGTAAAAAGTATAAGGAGATAATAAATCAAACACCTAATGATATGGAATTAGGTCGTATTATTAGAACTAAATTTGGGACTAAATAGAAGTCTAATATATTTATAGTAAAAGTTATAAATATGGAAGATAAAAAAGTAAAAGAACTTTGGGATAAAATAGTTGATAAGAAACTAAATAAGTTGGTCTCAGAACAAGAAGATAATATTGAAACTGAGAAAGAAGAAAATGATACTGAAGAAAGTTCTGAAAACGTTGATTTTGTTTCGGTAATTTCAAAACTATTTCATTCTCAAAATCAAGTTCATATATTTCATTTACAAACTAAATCACAAAACTCTTACGCTGAACATATTGCGTTAGGTGGTTTTTATAGTGAGATTGGTGGATTGTTAGATGGTTTGGTTGAATCGTATCAAGGTAAATACGACATCTTAAAAGGATATAAACACGAAGGGTATGATGATTACACAGGAGTTGAACAATTGATTTCATATTTTAAAGATTTAGTTAAAGATATTGAATCATTACATACGAAAGTTAAAGAAACTTATATTCAAAATCAGTTGGATACTGTTGAAGAATTAATATATTCTACATTATATAAACTAAGATTTTTAAAGTAATGAAAAGATATCGTTATTTAATGGAAGACGACACCAATGGACCATTAACTTCGGTTGAAATTAAATTATTCAAATATTTGAACACTAAGAAAAAGAAAGGTGTTGACATACTTGATTTGATTAAAAGTATGTTACCATTTTTTGGTAAATCTAAAAGTGAGGCAAATTATTATTTGAAATTATATTCGGCAAATTATAGACCTGAAGGTGATTATGAAAATATAACTGATGATGAGTTTGTTGATATTAGAGACGTTAAACCGACAAAAACATCTAATCAATCAGCATACGAACTTAGTTCGGGTAAAATACCATTTAAGGGTTCTAACTTAGAAGGTTATTGGAGTAATAATAGTAGAGGTGATAAATATTATGTGGTTAACTCATACGGATGGTATCCAATATTTTTATTTATTCACAATCAATGGTTCCAAGTTTTAGACAACTATTCATCATCAACTTCAAAACATATATCACACTCAAATCCGGTAAGATATAATAGAGGATTAGGTGAAGAGGTTAGATTGGCAACACCACATGAACTTAAAATGTTGATTAATGGTGATTCACCTGATGATGTCTTTAATAGACGAGTTCCAAATTTTGTTAATATGGTTGATAAAGGTACTATTGTTTTTAAAGATAAACCAACATTAAGAACTATTTGGGGTACAGGAAGAGTTAAGTTTACCGTAACCGATGTTAAAGAAGAAAATGGTAAAATAGTTATTGATGTAAAAATCAATAAAGCTGGTCAACTTGTTGATAGAAAAATGGTTGAGAAACCTGAGTTATATGATGACGAGCAATTTATGAGAAATATTAAAGATGGTATTGAATCTGAAATACTACAAACTCAGAATCGTTACCTTACAAGAAAGAATACTGAATTCAGATTTCATTAATAGAAACCCCTCCGAAAGAGGGGTTTTTTATTTGACATACTTAATTATTATCCATAGATTTGTATTATGGAAAAAGATAAAAGAATTGTAGTATTTCAGGCGGATTCTCGTGCTGAGACAGTGACTAAGATTAGTGAATCGTTAGAGTCATTTGGTTTAACGATTGTTCCTATAGAGATTACTGAAAACTATGTTGAATACGAAATTAAAGTGTTAAAATGATGAGACGGGTTCTGATACCAATTAATGCAGCGACTAAAATATTTCCTGAAATGAGTGAGTTGGGAAATATGCCTCGTAAGAAAAAGAAACAGATGAAAAAACAATTCAGTAAGATATTCACTGAAAAGTTTGAGGAATGGTTAAAAAATAAAGAGATATGAGTATTGCTATTTATGTTGATTTAGATGAGGTCTATCACCAAATGGATTCTTGGGACAAGAGAACTATGTTGGATTATTTACGTGATGATGGTTACTTAACTGATGAACCAACAGGAGTTAATGATGGGGTTTCAATTACAATTCCAACTGATTCATCAATTGGTCAAGAAGAACATTTAAGATTAGTTTCAAAATTAGGTGGATTATATTTCCGTATTAGTAATGAAGATATGGAAATAATTCGTAATATTGTAAAAAAATATTAGAGATATGAAACCAAAGAAATTTGAATTTAATGTAAAAGACCGTAAGTCTATCAATGCGAGTCTAAATGACTTTTGTTATTTAAATAAACCTCATTCATTTATTGAAGTAACTGAATGGTCAAATGGCGATGGTTTTGATATTACAATCAATGATAAGATTACATCATTCACAAGAGGTGAGTTGGATGCTATTAAGGCTTTAGTTAAAAAATTAAATAAATTATGAGAAAAACATTATTAGGGTTGGTTTTAGGTCTTGGGTTATTTTCCTGTACTGAAAACTCAAGAGTTAAACATTTTGGTGGGGAAGGTAATATTAATTTGCCGTCAGGACAAAAATTAGTAAACGTCACTTGGAAAGAAAATCAAATTTGGTATTTGAGTCGTCCTATGAGAAAAGATGAAACACCTGAAACATATCAGTTCCAAGAAGAATCAGGATGGGGTGTTGTTGAAGGGACATATTTGATTCACGAACATAAATAGTGAAAAAACCACTTGACTAAATAAAAAAAAATATCTAAGATTAATAAAAAAATAAAGTTATGACAATCAAACAAGCGTTAAAAGAAAAAAATAGATTGATTAAAGCAATTGAGGATGAGTTTAAAAAAGTATACGCATACAACTCAATTGATGAAGGTAATGTTAGACCTTACTCAACAATTGATTCTTTGTCTAACATAATGACATTGGAAGAAGGTTTAATTGACCTTAAAACAAAAATCCATAGAGCAAACATTGGAGTTTACGACAAAATCTTTAGATTGTCTGAATTGAAATCTTTGGCTAAGAAACTTAACCAAATTGATTGTAGTGAAGGTAAAGTATCTGATAGATACTCAAGAGTG